ATCAATGAGCCATTCTATAAGCTTATGAGCCGTAGTGATCAAGCTCTCAGTAACGAAGAGATGGTCTATTGTTCCTTAGTAGTCTCCACAGGTAACTCAGTTAAAGCCGTAGTGGACTCTGGATTGGACGTAGGGCTAGTAGAGGCTACCAAAGAGATATACAAGAAGAACTGTATACTCCGAAGTGAGATGCTCAAGAGGAAGAGGAATATCCAAGAGGAGATCCGTAGACTCCAAAAGGAACGAGAGGAGTACCGAGAGACTACCAAGGAGAGACTCATTGACATGCAGATGACTTACCTTGAGCAGTTACAAGAGGATGCTGATCCTAAGAATAAGAGCCTAATAGTTAAACTGTTTGATCAGGTTAACAAGTTGACTGGCTCCTATACCACTGTGATTAAGACCTCAGAAGTATCCGCAGATGACGTACTGGATGGTATGTTAGCTACCTTCGCGGAAGAGCAAGAGAAGGCAGAACAAGAAAGTCTCTCAGAGAACTTTACTACAGAGGAAGAGCACGATGAGCAAACAATACAATAGACGTTCCTTAAACCCTAAGACTCCCGACTGGTACGTAGACCCGGACGACATGGAGTTCTCCCACGGGTACGGGGGTTCTGAGGATCTAGATGCACCTGAGAAGATCAAGCTCCTAGTTAAGCAATTTGATAAGGACCCAGTGATTGCCGTTAAGACACTCTTCGGGGTTATGCCTACGTCTCAACAAGCGGGACTCATTAGAGCTGCTTGGGCCGGAGATTCCAGAGTAGCTGTTTCATCTTGTACCGGAGCGGGTAAGACTGCAGCTCTCACATGGTTGACCTTTCTGTTACTTCTCTGTAAGTATGACTGTAGAGTATTGATTACCTCTCCGTCGTTCCAGCAGCTTAACCGTGTATTTAACTCAGAGGCTCTTAAGTGGAAAGCTAAGATGCCTGATATCTTCTCGGACATGTTCACAGTGACCCGGGAGAGGATCGTACTGAACTCTAAGAAAGGAGTACAAATTGCTAACATTGTCACAGCTTCTGCAGATAACGAAGAGAGTCTACAAGGAGGTCACTCAGAGAACTACGTCATCCTCGCAGATGAAGCCTCAGCAATCAACGAGGATGTCTTCGACGTACTCCAAGGAACACTCTCAACAGGTACTGGTCGATTTATACTCACCTCGAATCCGACACGTTCTTCTGGAAGGTTCTACGAGATTTTCCATAGAATAAAGGACAAAGGGACATCAATGTGGAACACTATATTCTTTAGTGCCTTTGATTGTCCACATGTCAACGACCACTTCATCAAAGAGATTGCCGACATGTACGGAGAGGATTCCGACCAGTACAGGGTGAGAATCTTAGGGCAGTTCCCAAGGACCTCAATCGCTCAGTTCATACCTACAGACATCGTAGAGTTGGCTATGGACAGGGATATTAACATTGGAGAGGTCAAACAGTTCCCGAGGATCGGAGGGGTGGACGTAGCTCGTCAAGGCGATGATGACACCGTGTTCGTTACTAGGCAAGGTCCAAAGGTGCTTGACATAACCACTTACTATGGTCTCGACGGACCAGAAGTAGCGGATAAGTTACTGGACTACTACAGGAAGTTTGAACACAAAGTAATCTTCATGGATGCTCATGGTGTAGGTGCCTCGCCATATGACGCAGGGAAAAGGCTCCCGGGCCTTAAGAGTGTCCTTAAGCCACTTAACGTGTCCCTTCCAAGTACTAAGCCGAATGAATACGCTAACGTTAGAGCACAACTCTGGGGTGGCTACAAGAACTGGCTGAGTGGAAGAGTTGATATACCTTATGACTTAGAACTTAGAGATCAAACAGTAGCTCAAACTTATGGATATAATGGTAAGCTTGCCTACTTGTTAACCTCTAAGAAAGATATGAAGGCCCAAGGAATCAAAAGTCCAGACAAGGCGGATGCTATGAGCTTCACCTTTGCGGATGATTTACAAGAAGTTAAAGTGATTTCAAGTGGTAAGCGTAGGGTCGTCAGAGGGAAGAGAAGACGTAGACGCTGGTAATCTCTATAGAATTGACCTCTACCTGATATAATAAATAACGTGGAGCTACCAACTCTCTTCCTCTTGGGTCTACCTTTACTCCTTAGACCGCTGGTAGTTCCACTTCTTACTTTAACTCAAAGGATAATAATGGAATCTAAATACTACGAGTCGGGAATCAATGTGAGATCCGCTACCGAAATTCTAGACGAGCGAAAGCAACTCGAAGAAGAGAAGGAGAAAATGGAAGCTCTCGTTGCTGCCGAAATACAACCAGTGTATGACTCCTTGTCAAGCCATGTGATGCAACGCTTTGGTGTAAACCGAGACGCTCGAAGGGAATCTGGCATTGAACAAGACATGATAGACGATTTGTACCAAGTAGCGGGTATGTACCAGCAAGACGAACTGGACAACCTCTCTGGGGCAAACATCTTCATGAACATCACAGCGACAAAGCAGAGAGCTGCTAAGAGTTGGATCAAAGATATCATCATGCCAGCTAATGCACCTCCTTTTGAAATTGTAACAAGTAATAACGAAGAGGTCCCTGCAAGTATCAAGAAGATGATTGTAGAGGCTTTTAAAGAGGACGAAGCAAGGTTGTCCGAGGAAATCGAACTGTCGGCTCAAAAGGCCAGAGAAGCTCAGAATCCACAACCAGAAGAGCAACCACAAGAGGGCCAACCTGCGCAACCTCCTCCTGAACCGCCTAAGTCTGCACTAATTGCAGCAAGGCAAATGAAGGAGATAAATAGACTTCGAAGGGATATTGAAGAGTCAATTGTAGGTGAGATACACAAGGCTGCTCAGCATGATGTCCGTAAGTTGAACCGAGCTATAGAAGATGACTTAAACGAGGGAGACTTCGATAAGTATCTCGACCAGTTCATAGACGATTTCACAACGTTTCCAACAGCTTACATGAAAGGCCCTATTGTGACTACCAAGCAGAAACTCACTTGGGTAGAGGGACAAGCTATACAAGAAGAAGTGACCACTTTTACAGACTCGAGGATAAACGCATTGGATGCCTACCCGAGTCCCGGGGCAGCAGACGTATACGATGGAGACTTCATAGAGCATGTACGAATTACGCCTAAGGCTCTTTCTGAGTTTGCCAAGTTGAATGAGACAACTGGGTACAAGCCAGCGGTTATTAAGGATATCCTCAGGAATGAAGCTACGGGGTCTCCCTTTTGGCTGTCAACCGATATCGAAGAGGATAAAGCGAGGGTTGAAAAAAGAGGGTCTCAAACTTATAGCAACGTAGGTATCTATCATGGGCTTCACTATTGGGGTTCTGTGTCTGCAGGTATGCTTAGAGAGTGGGGATTAGAAGACATAGAGTTGGCAGGAAGAGAAGACTGGGAACACTTAGAGGTTGAGATCCTATTGGTTGGCACTAAGGTTATCAAGTGCAGAATCAATAAAGATCCACTCCAAAGACGTCCTTACTATGCTGCAAGCTTTCACCCTAGGTCTGGATCTATTTGGGGCCGTTCACTGCCGAACTTGATGAAAGATCACCAAGGTATGTGCAATGCTGCTGCTTGTGCCTTAGCGGATAATATGGGTATGGCTTCAGGTCCACAAATGGCTATCATGGTGGATAGACTAGCAGATGACGGAGATATAGAAGAGCAGGAACCTTTCAAGATCTGGCAGTTTAAATCAGACCCGCAAGGGAACGGAGGAAAACCAGTTGAGTACTTTATCGCCCCGAGTAACGCCAAGGAACTACTCGCAGTGTACGATGCATTTGAGGCTAAAGCAGACGACGTTACAGGTGTGCCGAGATACGCCTATGGTAATGACCAAACGGGTGGAGCAGGTCAGACAGCACAGGGTCTTTCTATGTTACTTGAGTCAGCATCTAAAGGTATCAAATCGGCTATAATGAACATAGCGAAGGGTCTAATCGAACCTCGCGTAGAGTTCCAAGCGTACCTGTACCTACTTGATCTCAAAGAGAAACAAGACCCATTTAAGTACTCTGGAGATGTAAACGTAGTGGTTAAGGCAGTAGAGAACATCACTATTAAAGCAGCCCAACAGCAGCTACGTAAAGAGCTTCTACAGGCTACCTCCAATCCGCAAGACATTAAGATTATGGGAATGGAAGGCCGAGGGCTTATGCTCAGAGAGATCTTCAAAGATGCTAACTTCCCTGAGGACGTTATCCCGGATCGACTGGACCTTAAAGAACGTCAGATCAGAGACGACGCTAATGAGCAGAAGCAGATTGACGCTCAGGCTCAAGCTGGAGACAAGTCAACTGAGGCAACTAAGATTCAGATTGAAGGTCAAATGGCTATGCATGAGAAGACTGTTGCACTCCAAGAGAAGACACTTGAAGTCAATGCTAAAGAGAAAGCTGACAAGGCTCAGATAGAACTCGCTAAGATCAGGCAAAAGGAAATGGAAGTTGACAAGCAGATAACCCAAAAGATGGAATCTGATAAAACTAAAGCGTCTACCACTATTGGCGTAGAGCTTTCAAAACAGGATCAGAAACGATATGAAATCGACAAAGCTGACTCGAGAGGAGACTCTAAGGCTCCAGAAGGTGGCGCAAAGTAAAGACTACGAGGCAAGCATAGCTATCCTTGAGTTACACCTTTTCGACGCTGTAGATAGACTAATAAAAGCGCCCTTAGATCACAGGTTTATACAAGGCGAGATCAAAGCGCTAGAAGGTCTGAGAGAGAAAATTGTCCGTAAGGAGTAATACCTTGCGTGATATAGTAAATAATATCGGGAATTATCCCACAAACAAAAACTTTTAAGGACTGCCTTTCTGGACTGCCAAGGGGATTGACTATTTGCTGCCGAGTGAATACTCAATTCTCTTGAGTTACGAAGGAAAACCGCAGGAGGAGATTCAATGGCTTCAAACAGACACGAAGAAAGACTAGCAGAACAGCTTAGGGAAGAAGCAGAGCTAGAGGCAGCATTTTTGGCACAGAATGGTCAAGGTCCTGCTGAAAAGGAAAAACCAGTATTAGAGAACGAAGAAGTTTTCACTCCTGAGGGGTCTTTCGAAGCGGATAACTTGATGACGGTCGAGCAACCCGTAGAGAAAACCACCCCCAAAGATACTACAGTGAAGCCGAGCGAGGTAGAGGAAGGACTCCGAAAGGAACTAGCTGATGCTATCCACCGCTACAATCGCTACAAGGGTTCTACAGATAGGACCTTGTTCGAACTTCGCAATAACGTTGCAGCACTTACAGACCAACTCACGGCATCTAAAAAAGAAATCATCTTGCTTAACAAAACGATTCGAGAGAATCAACCTAAAGAGCAGATCTTCGACAATGACGCAGTAGAGATCTTCGGTGAGGACGCTACCAACGCTATTAAAGAAGCTATGGAGAAACAAGCAGAGACCATCAGAAAGCTGGAGGAAAAGCTCGACAGCAAAGAGACTGATGAACTCTCCAAGGAATCAGAAAGAATGGACGCAAGGAATCAATCAGATTTCTTAGCAGGTCTGACGGATCTAGTACCTGACCAAGCGGTCTTGAATGACGATCCAGATTTCAATCAGTGGCTTCGAGAAGCGGGGTCCGATGGTGTTATTCGATTAGATAGGCTAAGAGCGTATGCCAGAAAGCCACACTATGACTATCACCGAGTAGCAGAATTTTTCATTGAGTACAAGAGCACCCTTAAGAAAGAGACTAAGAAGATCGTTCAGGATTCCATCGCGAACCACATCGGTCCTAAGAGTACTCGAACAACCGAAAGTAATAGCCAATTAGATGAGTCCAAGAAGGGCCAAATCAGGCAATCAGAAATCAACGAGTTCAACCGTAAGGTAGCCAAAGGCGGATACAAAAATGATCCCAAAGGTGCTGAACTGTTTGAAGCTCGAGTCTTTCGGGCTATGGGTGAAAACAAAATAATCATGGATGAAAATCCACTTTAATACTTTGAGGTAATTTATTATGGCAGGTCCAACAGGCGCACGTTATCCATCAAGTGGTACTATTCAGTATGCTCCCCTTCTGTTTTCCAGTAAGGTTATGCGTATCTTCACTGAGAGTACCGTATGTAATGAGATTTGTAACACCGATTACGAAGGCGACATCAAGAGCAAAGGCGATCAAGTAAAGGTTCGTGTTGCTCCAACCTATATGAATGTTGAGGACTACGTTCCCGGCACTCCAATTAATTACGATACTCCGGGTGAAGATTCTCGTATGCTCGATATTGACCAAGCGAAAGTTGTAGCTTTCAAAGTGGATGATGTCGATGACGTTCAGTCAGATCTCACTCTTATGAACATCTTCGCGGAACGAAGTGCTAACTCCGCTAAGATTAATACCGACACTAATATCCTTGCGTATGCTGCTGGTAAAGCAGTTGCCCAGAATAAAGGTGCCACCGCTGGTAAAGTCTCTAGTACCTATAACTTGGGTACTGCTGGTGCTGCTATTAGTATCACCAAAGACAACGCCACTGACAAGATAGTTGACCTTGGTACTGTTCTCTCTGAGTACAATGTGCCAGATCAAGGACGATACTGCGTTATCCCTAACTGGTACGCTAACTATCTCAAGAAGTCTGATCTGAAAGCTGCTGACATCACTGGCGACAACACTGCGGTTCTCCGTACTGGTCTCATTGGTGAAGTAGATAACTTTAAGATCTACAAGTCAAACCTTGTGGCTACCACTAATGACACCGGGCTTAAGTATCATGTAATCGCTGGAGTTAAAGATGCGATCACTTTTGCCTCTCAGATTAACAAGTCTGAAAGTGTCCGATCTACTACCAACTTTGAAGACCTCTGGCGATTGCTCTTGCTTTATGGTCGCGAAGTTATCATGCCTGAAGCTCTAGCAGAACTCTACTGCGCACCTTCCTAATAGGCAAATAGTATATTCTCTCGAACCCCCTTGGATTAGTTTCCTTGGGGGTTTTCTCAGTAGAACGTCTCTCAGAGACTTTTAGACTGGCATTTAGCATCAAGGTGATGCGCCTGACTGTTAATCAGGAAGAGGTAGGTTCGATTCCTATGATGCCAGCCAATATCGTCCTATAGCTCAATCAGTAAGAGCACTCGCCTTATAAGCGAGAGACCGGGGAGCATAACCCTGTAGGGCTACCAATAGAAGGGTGACAGAGTAGTAATGTGGTGGAAAACTGAAAGAAACTAGTCCACGCCAAGGTCTCCTTGCAGGGGTGCAATTCCTCTCCCTTCTGCCAAGCCTCCAAAACATTTACGGATGATGCCTCGCCTTGTAAGCGAGTGAACTCTGTTCGATTCAGAGTGGAGGCTCCAACTCATCAACATATCGGGTAGCTAACTCAACGGCAGAGTATCAGGTTGTGGCCCTGAGAGATGTCAGTTCGAATCTGACACTACCCTCCACTCCTATTACTCTCCGAAACCAAATAACGCCCTCGGAGGGTATCTATGAACTTCAAAACGATAGTCCAAAAAGTTAATCTCCATGCAGGTCTTCAAGGTACAGTCAACAGTGTCGAAGGACAAGACTACCAAGAGTATCTCGCTGAAGCTGTTAGGTCACAATACGTGAACCTGCAGGACGAGAGAAACAACTTTAAATTCCTAAGAGAAACAATCGAATTCACCCTGACTACAGACACAGAGTATACTAATGAGTTCTTGACATCTAGTCTTGACCATGGTATCGCCCGTTGGAAACGAGGCAGTGTACTAAGGAACGGTGAGAATCAGAAAGAAATACCTTATGACACCTACTGGGAGAACCGGGACAGATACGAAGGGAATACCAATTCAAACATTGTTACCTTCAAAGAGTATCCTCCTGCAGCTCTAGTTGTACCTTCTCCTGAAGCTGGAGATGTCATTCGGGCAGATTACTACAGGACCCCTCAGGTCTTAGAGAAGAATACAGATGTACCTCTGATCCCTGAAGAGTTTCACTACCTCTTAGTCTGGGCTGCTCTAGAAGATGTAGCTGCCTATTTAGGTAACCAGTCGATATACGAGAGGCATTCCTTCAAGCATGACAAGCTGGTGAACAAGTTTATGAGATCGCAAGTACCAGCTCAGAAGATCAAGAAGAAGCCTTTCTATGTTAAGAGAAACCACCAGTATTAAGAGGTCACTAAATGGCAAGAAGAAGATCTAATATAAGCTTTGATAGAGTCAACGGGAAGACTGTTGTATTCTCTGGAGGTATTAACGAGGGGATTGCAAACCTTGAGTTGAGACCCGGGGATCTATTCAAATGTGTAAACTATGAAGAAATTGATGGAGCATACCATGGCTACTCTAGCGTCGAAGGGTTCGAACGTATAGACGGTCAAACAAGTCCATCAGATATAGAAGTAACCTTAATGTTTGACTCTGGTGTTGCAAACACTGAGACGAATTTCCTTTATGAATCAGAAGACGAAGAGGATACACTTGACCATAGTTCCAATGAAGTGCCGGTAGACTTATCCCAAGCTGTATACGATAACTCCCGTAAGAAGTTCGGAGAGGGTTCTTGGAGAAACTTTAACGGATCTCCTATTATGACTATTGACGATACAACCTTTGACCTCAATGACACCGAGTGGACCATAGATGGTCACTTTCAGGTAAGCTCTCCGTTGCAAGAAGCTGTACTCGTTCAGAAGCAAGGTGTATTCGCTTTGAAGATCGATTCGAATGTCCTTAGCATGACCGTCCAGACTACAGGAGGGGCCGTAGTTATCCCATGTTCTGACCCAGTTGTAGCTAACAGGTGGCAAGAGATTAGGGTTACTAAACGGGACGGTATGATCTGGATAGGAGCTAACGGATCTGCTGAAGGTACAGTAGTAAGCTCTTACACTTTCATCACGAACTCCAATCAGATAACTGTTGGAGAGTCTTTAACAGGTCAGAAGATGTATATTGACAGTGTCAGGTTGAGTTCTAAAGCTTGGTCTGTAGGGGATTATTCATTCTCTGACTTCAAGCCGTACTCTGACGGAAGTTACTATGTGGAGAATGCAGATGACATTCAAAGAGAAGCTTATAGAGACTTCATCCAACCTGTACCCGGTGAAGGCCCTATTAGAGACGTTCACGTATACCAAGGTAAAGCGTTTGCACTAAGAGACATAGTAGGAGGTGCAAATGGAAAACTGCACACTGAGGGAGGCGGTGGGTGGAATAGTTTCACGGAGAGTTATTACACTTTGGATTACAACACAGGTTCAATCCCAGACTCCACTGTAGAACCTCAAGCTGGAAAGACTTTTACTACTCCCGGTGGAGCTGCAGGTACTATGAAAGCTCATACACTGTGGGAAGGAGACCCAACGAGTAACGCTGGAGAAGGTTATTTGATCTTAGATGTCCAAGTAGGGGTCCCTGTACAAGGGGAAATCTTAACGACTCAGGATGGATACACTGCAACTATAACATCAGTCCCAGAGGTTCCAGTAGTGGGAGCTGGAGAAAATGCAGACTTCGTAACGGGTCGCTTTGCTTACTACCCGCAGACTGCTCCAAACACTAAGGTGATGTACTTTATATCTGGCGGAGGTATCTTCTCTTGCGATGGTAACAGTGTAACTCCAATAAGAGGACCAGTGGATGCAACAGGAGATCCAAAACATATAGCTATATTCAGTGACAGGCTTTGGATAGCATATGAGAATGGACACGTATTCTACTCTGCTGCAGGTACTCCAGATAACTTCTCGGGTTTCTTTGGGGCCGGGGAGATATTCTTTGGAGACAACGTAAACGATATGATTGTAACACCCGGACCTGCCTTTGCTGTAATTATGGAGAATTCCTTCAAACTAGTAAAACAGTTAACTACTGACGGTTCAAGCTACACGTTTGCCACTGAAGATTTCTTAAAGGAGTCTGGAGGGTTCAGGCACACTGCTGCTGCTCTTCATGGAGACATATACTTCTGTGATGACCGGGGGCCAACCAACTTGAGTGTCACTGATGCATTTGGTGACTTCACTACTGGAAACCTCAAGAAGAAAGCTCACGTAACCTATCAGCAATACAAGGATAATATACTAGGTGCATACGTACAAAGAGCCAAGAGTCAATACAGAGTATTCTTTAGTGACTCCACTAATGGTCAAACAAGGGCAATCTTCACGACTCTCTCTGAGAAGAAAGTCAAAGGAACAACATTAGCTCTATATCCAGTAGAGTTCTCCTGTTTTCACGAGGGAGAAACTGAAGGGCAAGACATCAAGATAGTAGCTGGAGGAGCTAACGGGTATGTCTATGAGATGGACAAGGGAACTTCATTTGATGGTGAAACTATTAACACAAGCTTTGAATCTGCGTATTACCATTACGGCACTCCAAGGCTTTGGAAAAGGTTCCACAGGGTTCTATTTGAGATTACCTCAACGAACCGTACTCAGTTCTTCATCAAACCGAAATACAATTATTCTTCTGGAGAGTTAGCTAATGCTCAAACCCAAGAGTTTAGAACAGTAGGGCAAGCAGCTCAATGGGGTTTTGCTAAATGGGGTTCATTCGTTTGGGGTGGACCAGTTGTAAATAACCCTATGGTATACTTGAGAGGTTACGGTAATAACTTCTCTATGGGTATAGGGACTACGAGTAAATACACAAGACACACTATTCACAATATGATAGTTGACTACTCCAATGGTTCTCGCTTGATGTGATATAATAGGCATAACCCACAATTTAACTAAGGAAATACAATATGGCATATTTTGATAAGACGAATCTTAAGGTTAACACTGGCGACGACGCAGTGGCACCAGATGTCAATGATCTCGTGGACGAGACCTCTTCAGCTTTCGAGGAGGTTGAGCAAGACCTGTTAGATAACATCAATAACGCTGAGGAATGGGCGCAGAACCCTGCGTTTACTCCCATAGCTCCCGGGGATTACTCCGCCTTGCACTACTCTAAGATCTCTGAAGAGTGGGCTGCTGGCATACCTGTAGACAATGCAGGTACACCTACTGGAGACCAATCAGCTAAGAAAGAAGCAGAAGACTCTAGGACCGCTAGAGATGCTGCAGAGGTTGCCCAAGGTCTTGCAGAGGACGCTCAGACTGCTGCAGAAACTGCCCAAGGTCTTGCAGAGGGCGCTAGGGATGACGCTCAGACTGCTCAAGCTGCTGCAGAGACTGCTCAAGGTCTTGCAGAGGATGCGAGAGACGCTTCTCAAGGTTTCGCAAATGACTCTGAGGTTTCAGCGCAGTTGTCCTCTGATAAAGCTGACGAGGCTTCTGCAAGTGCTGTTGACGCTAAGGCTTCTGAGGATGCTGCGGAGGCTTCTGCTGCTGCTGCTAAGATCTCTGAAGATAACGCTAAGGCTTCTGAGGATTCTGTTGCTGCGGATGCTCAAGCTGCTTCTGATAGTGCTGCCGAGAGTGCTGCAAGCGCTACTGCAAGTGAGTCCAGTGCCTTAAGAGCTGAAGCTGCTGCGGTTACCGCTGAGAACATTGGAGCACAGGATCTCACAGCGAAGAGCCAAGAGCTATCCTCTAGTGCAACTCCAGTGGCAAGCGATATTTACGATATGTCCAAAGATAAGGACGGAGGGGCTTCTATGCGAAAGCTGGAAGGAACCTCTTGGTATCGTGAAGTAGGCGAGATGCCATCTCTAGTGAAGGTCGTAGCGGATACTACTAGTGTTAGGTTATTTGACGCCACAGACCCTCTTTGCCCTCTTTGGATGGAGTTTAACGCAGGTATAGGTTTAAATATAGTTCGCAATATGAACTACGGGGTTACATCTGTTGCAATGTCTAATGGTATACTTGTTATAGCGTGCAGCAATGGGACTACTGATGGGGCCTTAGGTATCATAAACTTTAAAGAGGACACTGGGTATACCTATAAGACTTATGGTGTGCGTAAGTACCTCGGTGATATCTCTGATAGAAACCTAGGTCTAGGTCATGCAGATGCTGTAGGTGCCGGACATATTAATGAGCGGTGTAATGACGTAGCAATCACCCAACTGGATGACCTCGATGTACCTACAATCGCTGTGGCTACTGATGGTGGCGTATCGGTCATTGATGGTCCTGCTGG